GTAAGTTTGATATAAATAGAAGAACAAAATATGATGCTTCAATAAGCTCTGGATTAGCTATAATGGCTTGTAATAGACATCTTTACAAACCTAATCCAAAAATAGAAAAAACTAATATTGATATAAGTATTGCTAGATATAACAATAGAGGATCGAATTCAAAAATAATTAAACGATAATATGGCAGAGTCTGTACATAAAAATTTTCCTTCTCAAGTTGTTAGTGACCTTGAAAAAGTTACTGAGAAATATGGGTTAGAGGTAGCTAAAGCTATCGAGCTAGAATGGTTCGATGGTCCTGCTTCTACTAGATACTCTCATTCACAGAGAAAATTTCACAATTTAAGATTATACGCGAGAGGAGAACAATCAATACAAAAATATAAAGATGAATTATCTATAAACGGTGATTTGTCATATCTTAATTTAGACTGGACACCAGTACCGATAATACCTAAGTTTGTAGATATAGTTGTTAATGGTATGTCTGGTAGAGGTTACGAATTAAAAGCTTACTCACAAGATCAGTATGGTGTTAGTAAAAGAACTGAGTATATGGAAAGCATGATAGCTGACATGCAAACTAAAGAGTTTAACAACGCAGCTAAACAACAGTTAAATATAGACATGTACAAGAATGATCCAGCTGAATTACCAGATACAAAAGCTGAGTTAGAGTTACACATGCAATTAAGCTACAAACAAGCTGTTGAAGTAGCTAACGAAACAGCTATAAACACATTGCTTGATGGTTGTAAGTATGATTTAATAAGAAAAAGAGTTTTAGAAGATCTTACAGTTCTAGGTATTGGTGCTACAAAGACAACGTTTAATTGGTCTGAAGGCGCTAAGGTAGAATATGTTGATCCAGCTAATTTAGTTTACTCTTATACTGACTCACCATATTTTGAAGATATATATTATGTTGGAGAAGTAAAGTACATACCTATAAATGAAGTTGCAAAAGAATTTCCTGCATTAGATGAGTATGAGTTAAAGAAAATACAATCAAGCTATAGCAATAGAAGTAGCTCTAGTAGACAAGGTGATAGCGATAGAAATAAAGTTGCTATACTATATTTTAACTACAAAACATACATGAACGATGTTTACAAGGTTAAAACTACAGGTTCTGGCGCAGAAAGATCCATAAGAAAAACAGATAGGTTTAATCCGCCAAAAGAAAAAATGGTTGATTACACTAGAATACAAAAATCAGTAGAGTGTCTTTTTGAGGGTGCTAAAGTTTTAGGTACAGATATACTTTTAAAATGGAAGAAGGCTGATAACATGATGAGAACTAAGAGTGATTTTAACAAAGTTAAAATGAACTACTCTATAGTTGCACCAAAAATGTACAATGGTAAAATAGAATCACTTGTAAGCAGAATTACTAGCTTTGCTGACATGATACAGCTAACTCATTTAAAACTTCAACAGGTGTTGTCTAGAATGGTTCCTGACGGTGTTTATTTAGATATAGATGGTTTAGCTGAGGTTGATTTAGGTAACGGAACAAATTATAATGCTCAAGAGGCTTTAAACATGTTTTTTCAAACAGGTTCTGTTGTTGGTAGATCATTCACACAAGATGGTGATCAAAACCCAGGTAAAATACCTATACAAGAAATTTCAAATGGAGCTGGTGCGGGTAATAAATTACAAGCACTTATAGGTAACTATAATTACTATCTACAGATGATTAGAGATGTAACCGGTTTAAACGAGGCTAGAGACGCTTCAACTCCAGATTCTAGATCATTAGTTGGTATACAAAAGTTAGCGGCTGCAAACTCTAATGTTGCAACTAGACATATATTAGATGCTTCATTATTTTTAACAGTAGAAACTGCCGAACAATTATCATTGAGAATATCTGATATTATAGAATACTCTCCAACAAAAGATGCTTTTATACAAGCTATAGGTGCTCACAACGTAGCAACACTAAGTGAAATGAAAGAATTACATCTTTATGATTTTGGTATATTTATAGACTTAATGCCAGATGAAGAAGAGAAATCAATACTTGAGAATAATATTCAAATGGCTATACAGCAAAAAAGTTTAGATGTTGATGATGCTATTGATATTAGAGGTGTTAAAAACCTTAAAATGGCTAACCAACTTATAAAGTATAAAAAGAAAAAGAAGCTAGAAAGAGATCAAGCATTGCAACAACAAAACATAGAAGCACAAAGCAAGTCTCAACAAGAAACGGCACAAGCATCTGCTCAAGCTGAACAACAAAAACAACAAGCTAGACTAGAGGTTGATATGCAGATGGAAGAAAAAAGAAATGGCATGAAGATACAATACATGCAACAAGAAGCTGAAATGAAAATGAAGCTAATGGATCATGAGTTTAAGATCAACAAAGAGTTAAAAACGATGGAAAACAAAAGCTCTATGGACAGAGAAGAGCTAAGAGAAAAAGGAAGAGACAAAGAAAGAGTAGCTAAATTCGAATCTAAAGGTAATGATAGTACTGAAGGAGGAATGGGTGTAGCTGGTCTAACAGACAACTAATTATTTAATATTATTTTATCATGGAAGAAAACAAAGAAGTAGTTGAAGAAACTACACAAGAAACTGTCGAGCAACAAGAGGAAACACCTCAGCTAGACGAAAGTAAATTTGAAAGCGCTGGAGATGACGATGTCATTAAGGTAGATTTAACACAACCAGCACCAGTACAACAAGAGGAATCAACAGAAGAAGTTACAGAAGAACAACCTGAAGAAAAAGTTGTTGAAGAAGTTACTGAAGAAGTTGTTGCTGAACAACCAGTCGAAGAAACAGTACAAGAAGTTATTGAGGAAGAACCTCAAGAAGAACTTGTAGATTTACCAGAAAATCTCCAAAAGTTAATGGAATTTATGGAAGATACTGGTGGTGATTTAAAAGATTATGTAAACCTAAACACAGATGTTAAAGATATGGACGACTCTGAGGTTTTAAATGACTACTATAAAAGAACTAAACCTCATTTGAATAACGAAGAAATTAATTTTCTATTAGAAGATAGATTTTCTTATGATGAAGAAAATGCAGATGAGACTGATATAAAAAGAAAAAAGCTAGCCTTAAAAGAGCAAGTTGCTGAGGCTAGGACCTACTTAGACGGGCAAAAGTCTAAATATTATGAAGAGATCAAAGCTGGATCAAAGCTTACGAGTGAGCAACAAGATGCAATTGAGTTCTTTAATAATTACAACAAGGAGGAAGAGCAGAACATGGAAGTTGTAAAGCTTCAACAATCCACATTTTTAAACAAAACAGAAGAAGTTGATTTTTCAGGTTTTCAGTTTAACGTTGGGGACAAAGAGGTAACTTACAATATCACGAATGCTGATGAAGTGAAAAACAAGCAGAAAGACATTAATAATTTCGTCAAAAAGTTTTTGAACGATAAAGCACTAATGGAAGACGCTGCTGGTTATCATAAGTCATTGTTCACTGCAATGAATCCAGATGCAATAGCTAAGCATTTCTACGAACAAGGTAAAACGGATGCTATTAAGCAAACGGTTTCCGATGCTAAAAACATTAACACATCGAGAGAGTCTCATAAAGTTTATGAAGGTGAAGGAGGTATTAAGTTTAAAGTTTTAGGTGAAGATTCAACTGACATGAAGCTAAGAATAAAAAAACGAAACTAAATATTAATTTAAACATTTAAAATTATGGCTGTAACAGGTGTCGGTGCGGGGAAATTAACTCCAGCACCAATGAAACAAACACTAGCAACTGCGTATATTGACTTCGCAAATGCTGGAGCGAACAGTGCAAACTGGGCGCAACAATATTTACCAGATCTTATGGAAAAAGAAGCTGAAGTGTTCGGTAACAGAACAATCTCAGGTTTTCTTTCACAAGTAGGAGCTGAAGAATCTATGTCTTCTGACCAAGTAATTTGGGCTGAGCAAGGTAGATTACATTTATCGTACAAAGCGGTAAAAGCAACAAACGCTTCTGGAGAGTTGAAATTAGACTTTTCTGTAGCAACAGGTGTTGATGGTACTTCTGTAGGTGGTACTGCTAACGACGAGCACGGTATTCGCCCAGGTGATATGCTACTTGTATCTGATGCAAATAAAACAGTTCAGTGTTACGTACAGAAATTATATGCTGTAGCGGGAACTCCTGACCAGTATGTATTTTGTGAAAGATACGATGGTAACGCTTCTGGTGTTGCTGATCTTGATGCTGAGGGATTAGTTGTATTAGTTTATGGATCTGAGTACGTTAAAGGTTCTATAGGTAGAGCTGGTGCAAACACTCCACAACACAAATCTAGAACTAACAAGCCAATTATCTTAAAAGATAAGTATGAAGTATCAGGTTCTGATGCATCTGCAATTGGTTGGGTTGAAGTTTCTGGTGAAGAAGGTCAGAATGGTTACTTATGGTACTTAAAAGCTTCTGGTGATACTAAAGCACGTTTCTCTGATTACTTAGAAATGGCAATGTGTGAATCAGTAACTGCTGCTACTGCAATGGCTAATTCTACTGTAACTGGAGCTACTGGTGCAATTGGTGGTACTGAAGGTTTATGGGAAGCTCTTGAAGATAGAGGTAACATATCTAGTGCATTAGACGGTGCTGTAACTGCTGCTGCTGCATTAACTGAATTTGATGACATCATAACTGAGCTTGATAAGAATGGTGCTATTGAAGAAAACATGTTATTCCTAGATAGAGGAGCTGCTTTAAACATTGATGACATGCTTGCGGGTATGAACTCTGCTGCTTCTGGTAATGCTTCTACTTCTTGGGGTGTGTTTAACAACTCTGAGGATATGGCATTAAACTTAGGTTTCTCTGGTTTCAGACGTGGATCTTACGATTTCTACAAGTCTGACTTCAAATACTTAAACGATGCTGCTACAAGAGGATTGATTAACTCTACTGATCTTGCTAATGCAATTCACGGTGTTATGATACCTGCTGGAGTTTCTTCAGTGTATGACCAAACTTTAGGTAAAAACTTAAAGAGACCATTCTTACACGTAAGATACAGAGCTTCTAACATGGAAAGCAGAAAGTACAAAACTTGGACTACTGGTTCAGTTGGTGCTACTACTTCTGATTTAGATGCGATGGAGATGCATTTCTTATCTGAAAGATGTCTAGTTGTACAAGGAGCAAACAACTTTGTATTATTAAAAGGTAACGTAGCTTAATAGCAACTAACCTATTACTTGAAAGGCGAG